CCCGCTGTTTTTGCCGCCGATGCAAAAACAATGTCGTGCACCCAGCCTCCGCCAACGCAATCAACGGTCAAGGAATCGCCGTCACCGTCAGAATTGTTCGACTTGTAGGCGTCTGAATCAACCACTGGATCTCTGCTGACTCCGGTAAACACCGCAATAAATTTGCGTTGAAAACTTGTACCGTCGACGGTGATCGTATAATCGCCCGCCGCGACACTGTCAGGGATATTCGCTCCCCAAATTGCCGCTGCTTGAGACGCGCCTGGTTCTGTTTGCACAATCATTGTCGCAACCGTGCCCGCGATTGTTACAATGTTTGGATAGTAAGAAGATCCATCGGCCGTGTCCGCAATCATAAAGAGCACATAACGATTGTTGCCAGCCGGTAAGGTGAAGGTCGGCGTTGTGACAAAATTAACGTTTGAAGTGTTGACAATCACGTGACGCTCACAGTCACAATGGCGTACAAGCCCTTTTGCCCGCCGTTAGTCGAAACAGTGCCTCCGCCGTGATCATCCAGTACCACGCTCAACCAATCACCGGTCATCAAGTCGCGGTAGGTTGAATCAATCACGCCTGTAACGCCGGTGTAAGACGAGTATTCGTTTGCTTCAACAACCGCTCGTGTCGAGAGCACATCTCTAACCGTACCGCCCCTGTTTCGCTCTAATTGCACAATGATTGTGCCAGCCGTGCCAGCCGTTGATACCGCTGCGTCAAATGCAGTTATCACGCCTCCGCTCAAAACAGACGGCACAATCCACCGGTGCACCGTGCCCGCGTAAGTTGGTTCTTCTACGCCCACCGCTTCGAGCATTACCGTTTTTGTTTGTGCCAGTGCGTACACGTGAGCGACATTGCCGCTAACCTGCTCATTCATCATTGCCGCTGTAACAACTTCGCTTGTCACCCAAGTTCGTGGTATTGTATATGTCATCTGTTAGCCTCCTAATAGCCTAAGATCGTAGTGCTGTCCAAAACGCCGTAAGTTGCGTCTTCCAGAATCCAGGCTTCGTAGGTATCATAAAGAGCCGATTTCAGCCCAAGTTTATAAGTCACAATGTCGCCGGAAGTGATCGAAAAATCTATCGCCTGAACGAAACTGTCTTCTTCAATTCCCACTGAATCAGCCCTTACTTTCACCTTGTCGCCAACGTTCAAATCCATAAACGCGTTGATGAGAAAGTCGGGATAATATGTGGCAATTTCGCCGTCATAGCCAAAAACCGTGCTGTCGTTCCGGTTCGCAATGAGCGTGATAGATTTTATTGACGTGTGTTTGTTTTTGTACTTTGCAAGTAACGCAATCGCAATGTCAGTAGTTTCAAGCGGGTTATCCTGATAAGGCAGATCGAGGTTGAGCGTGCGTGCGCCGTCATTGGCAACCAACATCTCGTCTTCTTCCAGTTTTTCAACTGGTCGGTAGGTGTAAACTCCCTTGCCTCGTGCCTGCAACTGCGTGACGTATCCTGTTATCGCGCCGTTATTCGTGAGCGTGTAATCAACACCATTTGCGCCATAAACCGCAGTCACGCTCAAGTCAGCCGTGATATTCGCGCCTGTTTCATCTTCGGCTGCATTGAAGATGTAATCTGTGCCTGATACCGGGCTAACCGTTGAGAGAGCCGCGACTGTTTGCGCTTCCTGATTCGGATCGCGAAACCGCCCCTTCATTGTGACGGTCTGATACGCGCCGATTTCAATCGGTCGCTCAAGCGAAAAAAGTATTACATCGGTTGTGTCAACCTTGCGAGGATAAGCCTTTGAATCCACCTGGTTATAGTAGGATTCGGCGTGCTTTACTTCAACTTCCCGATAGTTGTTATCAAACACCGCGTCAATCGCTGTAAATTCCGGCAGCGTGATAAGGGAATCACCGTCTTCTGTGATACGCGGTTCAAATGCCTCCGAGATACGCAGTACACCATCCGCACTTTTGACGCTCACCTGCGCTAATGCCTTGCCAGATCGTAAGCCTCTGTTCTCGACAGTCAGCACTTCATCGGAATCGGTTGTTTGCTTGATATACACATAACCCAACTCGGATAGTGTTGCTTTGCTGACTTCCTGCATTGCGCGTGTCTTATCGCGCAAGGTATCAAATACGCTCGCAAACGTGGAACGCCCAGTGCCATATGATACAGAAAGCGGTTGAATCGGCATGTTGGCAAGAATGAGCGCGATTACCTGCTCCAGACGTTTGTCGGTGGTATAAGCAGGCAGGTCAAGTTGATGGATAGCCATCTGCTCCATGTAATCGAGCACCTTGACGCGTGTCACCGACATAAACTGCGTTGTGCCGATCTCAATCCCATCGGGCGGTACAACGCCGTAGAAGCGCGTTTTTGTGCGTCCTTCGTAATTCAATCGCAGCCGGAATCGCACACCCGATTGAAAGCCCTCCATGCAATTGACGTGACCTGGAGTAAACAGATTGTTGACGTTATGCAGTACAAGCGTGAGTTGACCGGTTGAAGCAACTCTGTCAATTGGATTCGAGCTTCGGATTCCCATCGAACCAGTGATACCAGCCGCTTGAAGTCGGTAGACGTTCAGATCAACCCACCCGCCATTCAGGTAAAACTCGCAGGCTATCGCGTCATATTTCATTATGCGCCCACCATCAACAAAGCGTCTCTGACTGCCAATGCAATATCAGATGCGGTAGGCAACCTTCCGAGCGCTGCCAGTAGATCGCCATTGCCTCCGCCTAACATAGAGCCAGACGACGAGTTCGAATAGACTCTGCCATTCGTATCAGGGATAAACAACTCTGGACCCGCTTCGCCAACAATGTAAGGTTGACCGGCTAACTCGTAACCACCCATAGCCTGTAATCCAGGCGTTACTCCGCTTTCACCTCCAGGAAGTCCTAAATCGCCTAAATCGCTACTATTACTCCCATAACTGCCGCCTGCGCCATAAGTCCGAATAACAATGTTTACTTTTGCATCATACGAACCTTCCAGCGCGTTTAGTTGCCCTTGAAGCAGTTCAACTTGTGCCATAGCCGATTGAACAGACGTGTTCAATGGCATAAAGTAATCTTCAAATGCGCCCGCTGCATCGGCAAAATCCTCTGGGTTTTCGAGCAGCGTTCTAAACAAGTCGTCCATTGCGAGGTTCATCTCGAATTGCATTACGTAGTTTGTGCCATACGTTCTGTCGAGAATATCAAGCGATGCCTTGTATTTGTCGAGGCTTATCTTATGCCCTTCAAATTCTTCATCCAGTCTGCCTTTCAGATCACCGGACACACCCATCCGCCAATCCATTTCGGCTTGTGCAACTGTGGTATAAGCGGTTGCCAAATCCTCGCGTAAGGTTTGCGCTGTTTTGGCTAATTCAGTTCGCCATGCGTTTATCCTTTGTTGGTTGGCAAGAGCCGCCACCTCCATGTTCACCATCGAGCGAGTTATTTCTTCAGCCGATCGCCAAACGCGGTCATTCGCTTCCGCCCATTCGTCTGTTTTATCTATGAACGCAGCATTGCCATAGGTATCATAGAGAAACTTGACCTTTTCGGCTGCGTCTTTAGATGACATGCCGGTTTCATTCACTAACCGGCTGTATTCTTTTAGAGCGGGATTCAATTGCTGCGCCCAATCAGCGCGTGCTTCTCTTGTTCCGAGAATTGGGATGCTTATAGAATCTTTTTGTGCTTTAGTGATAAGCCCGATGTTTACTGCGAGTTCCAGTAATTCTTTATTGTGGCTGTCAATGTTTGCTCGCTCAAACGCAAGCCCTATGCCTTCAATATAACCAAGCCCGCCTTCTTTTCCAACCGGCATTCCGTCAGCATAATCGAACCCCTTATCGCCGCCCCTTGAAATCGCGATTGCTTCTTTCAGGTTGTCGGTGTAAGTCTTTATTTGTGCGGCTGCATACTCCCAGTTGCCGGCGGTATCACGCGATAATCCGCCGGTTTGTGCCAGCAGCCCAGCCGTGCCCTCAATAGCCTTGTTGATCAAGGCTTGTTTCTTTTCAGCATCCGTCAATGCTTCTGCTGTTTTACCAAGACTTTCAGCATAAGCATCAAACGTTTTTTGTCCGCCGGTGACAATACCCAAGTTGTCCAGGATTAGTGGGCTCATACGCCCAACACCGGTAACAATATCGTTGAAAGCTTGCGTGGTTGAGATACCCATAGCCCTACCACGAGCTGCGGCAACTTGCATCAATTGCCCCAACTGTTCGGCAGAATTACCAACGCCTAACATCATTGCACGGCTTGAAGCCTGCATTATGTCATAATCCGAGACCATTCCAAGCGAAGCGGTACGGACTGAATCCATAATGTGACCCATGTCCATACCCATCGAACGCGCCAACGCAAATGACGTTTCTTCAAGCCGCTGTATTTGTGCGCCTTCGTGCGAAAAGTCGAGCCCCTTTTTCACAATGCCAATAGCCGCAGCTATTGGCGCAGCGGTAGCCGCAATTGTTTTCGCCATGTTTAGCCAGTTTGCGCCTAAACCGGTGTCGGAATCCTCGCCGATACTTCTGACATTTTTCGCGGTAGCTTTGATCTTCGATTCAGCATCGCTAAGCCCTTTTTCAAGGCCTTTCGACTCTGCACCAATTGACGCGAAAAGACTCGCTATTTGTATAGCCATATTATTTCACCAACGTCTTTCTCGCTTTGTCCATGCCGTCCCTCACTTGCAGCCACTCGTTCATATCGGCGACCGAGAGCGCGTCTACATACTCCAGCGTCCACCCTGTTTCTTTCACGAGTTCCCACCGCCAATACTCCCACGGCAAACCCTGTCTTTTGACGGCTGCCATGTAGACGCGCCCACTTAGTTTTTTGAATCGTTGAGATCGGCTTCTTTTTTGAACGATTCCCAAATGCCAATTGCGATTTTGCGATAGTCAATCGGGTTCAAATCACCTAATTCATCCGCGCTCATTCCTACCAGTTTGCCAACGATAATGTCGTTAGTATCAGGATCGGTTTCCTTGTCAATGAGCACGCGCCATTCTTTTTGTGAGATTGCGCTCCAGTCGTACTCAATCTCTCGTCCGTTAGATAGCGTGATCATTAAGACTTTGCCCCGTTCTTCTGGAATGTGCAGGAAATCTCAACCACATCGGCGTAAGGGATGTTGATCTTCGCGCCCATAGCGATGGCTGGATAGATATCCTTCTGCTTGCCAGACGCAGTACCTTCAGGGTAGACGGTCAGTGTGCCGCCTGTTCCGGCTTCAAGCGCACTAACGAGTGCCGTGCCTGCCGACTGGTACAAGCCTGACCATTCGATCGTAGCGTCCTTGATCGTCGGGATGTAGGTTTTGTCGGTATCAGCACCGGCAGTGGTTTCAGCCAGGTCGATGTTCGGGTTGATCGAGAGCGTGCGGAAGTCAGTATTCAAGTTCACCGTACCACCGCTAT